ACCCCTTGAAAAAGAGCGATTTTATAAATAACTTATAACATAAAAACTTTGTAATAAATAACGTTCAAGGAGATACAAATGCCTTATCAACTTTCACCAGGAATTGTAGCAACAGAAAAGGACTTAACTACAGTTGTCCCTGCTGTTGCAACATCTGCGGGAGGTTTTGCGGGAGATTTTCAATGGGGGCCTGTTGATCAACCAACGCTAGTTACAAGCGAAGTTGATCTGGTAAACCAGTTTGGAAGACCTGACGCAAACACCTACCTTTCTTTCTTTACAGCTGCAAACTTCCTTGGCTATGCTAATCGCATGTTTGTTGTTAGAACAGCGGGTTCAACTGCTCTAAATGCTACGTTGGGTTCTAACATTTCAGGCAATTCAACTGTTGTGGTTGCAGGAGAGAAAATTTTAAATGATGATGCATATTTAGGATTAACCGGTAACGCAAATATTTTCATGACTGCTAGATATCCAGGTAATATTGGAAATTCTCTTGCAGTTGCTGTCGTTGACAATGCTTCCTGGGCTAATGCTTCATCATCAATTACTTCATTGTTTGATATAAGACCAAACGTTTCAACATATGCTTCAACTTATGGTACATCAGGTGCAAAAGATGAATTGCATATCGCTGTAATTGATCAAGATGGATTAATTACAGGAACTAAAAATACTGTGCTTGAAAAGTTTCAATATCTTTCAAAGGCGCGTGATGCTTTGGGGGCAGATGGAAGAAGCATCTATTATCCTACAGTTATCAATGAACAATCAAGATATGTCAGATGGAGATCACACCCTGTAAGTATTGCCAATACAGCGCTAAATTGGGGAACTTCTTTCACAGGCATCGGCGGAAATAATAATGTTGTATTTGATGCATTAGGAAACAATAACGCTAGCGCAAATGTTAACGCAGGTTTTATGTCATTTTCAAATGCTGCTGATGCGACACCTACATCAGGTGAAAAGGCAACAGGATTTTCACTTCTCGAGAATGATGAAGTTTATGATATTTCCTTAGTTCCTGTGGGTGATTTACCTGGTGCAAACGCTCTTACTGTTATTAATGCGCTAACAGGTGATGGTAAGCGTAATGATGTGGTTATTTTTGTTTCACCTGAATATTCTGATGTTCAGCCAAGTGTTGCTGATTCAACAAAAGCTACGAATGTAACTGATTATAGAAAAACAGATCTAACGAATCTTTCATCTTCATATGTGGTGATGGATAGCGGATGGAAGTATCAATACGACCGTTACAATGACGTTTATCGTTGGTTGCCTCTAAATGGTGACATTGCTGGTTTGTGTGCTCGTACTGACTTTACAGCTGACCCATGGTTCTCACCCGCCGGTGTAAACAGAGGTCAGATTCGTAATGTTGTAAAACTTGCATTCAATCCTAACAAAGGTCAGCGTGACACTCTCTATTCAGCTGGTGTAAACCCTGTTATTTCATCACCTGGCTACGGTACGATTCTGTTTGGCGACAAGACACTACAGATTAAGCCAAGCGCCTTTGACCGTATCAATGTTCGTCGCTTGTTTATTGTTCTCAAAAAAGCAATTACAGCAGCGGCAAGAGCACAGTTGTTTGAATTCAATGATGCATTCACACGTGCTCAGTTCAGAAATATCGTAGAACCTTATCTACGTGATGTTAAAGGTCGTCGTGGTATCACTGACTTCAAGGTTGTATGCGATGAAACTAATAACACAGGCGAAGTAATTGATAGGAATGAGTTTATTGCGGATATATATGTTAAACCCGCTCGTTCAATCAACTACATTACTCTGAACTTCATTGCTACAAAGACTGGCATTGACTTTGCAGAAGTAACAGCTTAAGGAGAGCTTAAATGGCGTTCGAAATAGAACAATTCAGAGAAACACTTCAAGCTGGTGCAAGGCCTAATCTTTTTGAGGTTGAAATTGCAGGTGCCGAACAAATTTCAAATTTTCTTGTAACAGCTGCGTCTTTACCTGGAAGAACATTTGGTACCGCAAGTGCATTTTATCGTGGTCGTGAGCTTAAATTAGCAGGTGATATGGTATTTGCACCTTGGACAACAACAATCATCAATGACACCAGCTTCCAATTGCGTGAATACATTGAATCTTGGATGAATGATTACATTGAAGATCTTGAAGTAAAAACACCCAATGCAAATGAAGATGGATCACCTGCAGGTTATTTTGGCGACATTACTGTTCGCCAACTTGATAAAGCAGGTAATCCAACTCGCGAGTATAGGTTAATTGGTGCATGGCCTTCTGATATTTCTGAGGTACCTTTAAGTTTTGATGCTAACGACCAAATTAGCTCATTCACATGTACTTGGCAATATCAGAGATTTGAGGTTGTGGGTTCTGGCGCAATTTAATTAAAAAGTTAAAATATGGATTTGAATATATTTGGGTTTAAAATATCCCGTCCTCGCAAAGAAGTAGCAAAGAATCAAAACTTTGTTACCCCGATTGCCGAGGACGGGGCAACCACTATTTCAGCTGGTGGTTATTATGGTACATATGTTGATCTTGATGCAACTTCGAAAACGGAATCAGAGCTTATCACACGCTATCGTCAAATGGCAATTTACGCCGAATGTGATATGGCAATTGAAGACATTGTTTCTGAGGCGATTGCAAACATTGACGATGAACCTCCTGTAACGATAGATTTACAAGAACTGCAACTTTCTGAAAATATTAGAAAAACAATTGAAAATGAATTTGGTGAAATTCTTTCATTGTTAGATTTTAATTCGAAAGCACATGAAATCTTTCGTCGTTGGTATGTAGATGGAAGAATATATTATCAGAAGATTGTAGACACTAGTAATGGAAAAAAAGGTATCGTTGAGTTACGATACATTGACCCACGAAAAATTAAAAAAATTCGTGATGTAAAGAAAGAAAAGCTACCTAACGGTATTGATATTATTAAGACAATCGATGAATATTATTTGTATAATGACAAAGGTATTCAATACAACGTTGCTTTAAGTTCAAGTCAAACTGTAACAACAGGTAGTGGAATACGCATCACACTTGATTCAATAGCGTATTGTCATTCAGGCCTTGTTGACTTAGATAAAAATATTGTTGTTGGATATTTACATAAAGCTATCAAACCGGTCAATCAGTTAAAGATGATGGAAGACGCTTTAGTAATCTATCGTCTTGCAAGAGCACCTGAAAGAAGAATATTTTACATTGATATTGGCAATTTACCTAAACTAAAGGCTGAGCAATACCTTAAAGATGTAATGTCAAGATATAGAAACAAAATCGTTTATGATTCATCCACAGGTGAAGTTCGAGACGATAGAAAATTTATGTCAATGCTTGAAGATTTCTGGTTACCTCGTCGAGAAGGCAGCAGAGGGACTGAAATTTCTACTCTCCCAGGCGGCGAGAATTTGGGTGAGATTGATGATATTTTATATTTTCAAAAGAAAATGTATCAAGCATTGAACGTCCCACTAAGTAGATTAGAACAACAATCGGGATTAACCTTCGGCAGGCAAGCAGAAGTTACACGTGATGAATTAAAATTTGCCAAGTTTATAAATCGACTTCGCAATAAGTTTGCAGATTTGTTTCGTGACTTACTTAAGACACAGCTAATCCTAAAGGGCATTATTGTTGACGCAGATTGGGATGATATTAAGGAAAAGATTCGCTTTAATTTTGCACAAGATCAATATTTTGAAGAAATTAAAGACGCTGAAAACTTAAGAAACCGTATTGATCTTCTGCAAGCTATTCAACCTTACGTGGGTATGTATTTTAGTCAAGCTTTTGTCAAACGTAATATTCTTCGTTTGACTACTGATGAAATGGAAAACATTGAAAAAGAGATTGGCGAAGAACCCTCCAATCCGATGATGGAATTGCAGCAAATGCAGGCAATGCAAGGTATCGCTGCAATGCAACAACAAGAAAAAGAACAACCTGAAACTAATAAATAATAAATAAAGGATGTGAAATGGAAACAAAAGATTTAATTAAACAAATGATGGCTAATGTGCTTGACGGGCAATCCGCTGAGGCGCAAGAGCGTTTCGAAGATATTATTTCTATTAAAGTTACAGATGCATTAGAAGCGCAAAAACAATCAGTCGCATCTAATCTCTATACACAAGAGGAAGAATAATGGATATTCAAGAAAAAATGACTGATACACAAATGAAAAAACGTGAAAAAACTGTCAAGTCAATGAAAAAGAAATTTGGCGACTTTAAAAAACGTTATGGTGAGCGCGCTAAAGAAGTAATGTATGCCACTGCAACAAAGCAGGCAATGAGGACTGAAGAAACAGAACAGATTGATGAACGAAAAGACTTTTATGCTAGAGTTTCTCCGGAGATGACACATCATAAATTGGTTGATGGTAAACCTAATGTACCTAAAAAAATTGGTCCCAGAGATATTCATCTTCATCATATTGGCACAGGCAATCCAACAAGCGAGAAAGCACAGTATAAGGTTATTGCAGTTGGTCCCAAAAGTCCACTTGCTGCAAAGAACAATCTTAAGGTTGGATCCAAAATAGGTGGCACGGACGTAAATGATCATATGGATTATGGTACTGGTGGAGGAACTGTTCATGTGCATACAGCTAGACCTAAATCACATTTTATGGATGATATGAATGAAAGTGTTCAGCAAGATCAACACTATTGCGCTAAACATGTTTTCTCTGATGTGTACGGTGAAGGTGTTGTTGTTGAAGGTCAACACGCTGATCCTGATGAGAATGGCGACATTGAATGGTATACAGTTCAATTTGATCACGGTGAAGAAGTTATCTTTACTGAAGATGTTGAAGTTATGATGGCTGAGTATCATAACAACCATTCTCCCATGAAGAAAAAAGCCAAAAAAGCAAAGGAATAAAAAATGTTTAGCTCAATCATCACTTCTATTCTAAGAGCAACAAAATCAATTAAAATTCCTGGTGGAAAGATTTCAATTGGTGTCAATGCAAGGGCAACAAAAAGATCACCACCTCCAAGAAGAGTCATTCGATAAGGTCAAAAAATGCCAATCACTAAAACAATATTAAAGAAGGTAAGGCAGCAAGCTGTAGTCAAACTTGTCGGTGATGGCACGGCTAACGTTGATCTTGTCGCAGACTTAAAATTATCTGACGAAACAGTTAGTAATGTCGCTGCCATTAAGGTAAATATCAACAGTGTTTACTATAATTCAGAAAACGGCCCAATCTTATTTAAAAGAAATAATTCAAACGTTTTAGTTCTTTTCGGTAGTGATAATTGGAGCTTTTCACAAGTATCAGGATTTACAGATACGTCGAATAACTCTGCAAACGTTGTAGTGACGATTCCTGCTTCGGGAGGAACGGTAATTCTAGGTCTAACAAAAGAAGCCGGATTTGCTGAGCCAGATCAGCAAGGTTTTGTATCGGGAAACTAACATGAAACTTATTACCGAAGTCACACAAGAAGTAAAATATATTACCGAGAAAAAAGAAACGGGCGGTAAGAATGTCTATATTGAAGGTATCTTCATGCAGACAGAGAAAACAAATCGTAATGGTCGTGTCTATAGAAAACCTATCGTTGAGAAAGAACTTGATAGGTATCAGTCTCTCATTAGTGAAAAGCGCGCTTTAGGCGAATTAGGACACCCACCAAATCCTTCAATCAATCTAAACCAAGTATCACATCTTATCACGAATTTAAGATTTGAAGGAAATGATGTTTATGGGAAAGCCAAAATTCTAGACACCCCAATGGGGAAAATTGCACAGAATTTTATTGAGGAAGGTGTTCGCTTAGGTGTATCTTCGCGCGGATTAGGATCAGTCAAACAACTCAAAGATGGTGTCAATGAAGTGCAAGATGACTTTCATTTGGCAACCGTAGACATTGTTGCTGATCCTTCTGCACCCGATGCTTTTGTTCAAGGCATTATGGAAGATGCATCTTGGTTATACGTTGAAGGTAAGGGATGGGTAATGGAACAAATTAAGAAAGAGGTAAAGAAAACAAAACTTTCTGAGTCTAAAAAGCTTGATTTGTTCAATCAATTCATTACTCTAATTTCTAAAAAATAAAACTTATAAATAAAAGTAAATTTCATTAGGAGAGATCTATGTCAATTGAGAGCAAAATCAAAGAGTTGCTATCACGTAAGAGTGAAGAGCAGCTTAATGAGGAAGGTATGGCTCCGATGGGTGCGGGTAACGTTTCCAAAGACACATCCATTAAAGCCGCCAATCAAGGTGATACTACTATGCCTCGTCAAGGTTCTTCACAAGATGCTGATTATGAAGAAAGAGATGAAACTGAGGAAAACCAAGGCGCAGTTGTATCAAAGTCAACACCAAATTCACCTCGCCCAGCAAATTCGGGCCCAGGTGCAGCACCCAATTTCATGAATGCAGGTGACCCAACTTATATGGTCAACATGCAAGCATCCTCGGGCAACAAGCCGATGGGTGAAGAAAAAGAAGATTCAAAACCTTCATTGAAAGAACAACTGTCAGCCATTTTTGGTGACGACCTTTCTGAAGATTTCCGTGACAAAGCTACTGCAATTTTCGAAGCAGCTGTCATTGCACGTGTAAACGAAGAAATGGACGCTGTAGTTGCTCAGCTTGAAGAAGAAAAGCAAAAGCAACTCGAAGATATCACTGAAGGATTGATCGAAAAAGTAGATTCATTTATGAATTATGTTGTTGAGCAGTGGATGGAAGAGAATAAACTTGAGATTGAAGGCGGATTACGCACTGAAATCGCTGAAGATTTTATCACAGGCCTAAAGACTCTGTTCCAAGAGAATTATATTGATATTCCTGAAGATAAAGTCGATGTTATTGAAACTCTTTCAACCAAATCAGATGAGCTTGAGGAAAAACTTAATGAATCTGAGAATAAGAACATTGAGCTTACAGAACAGCTTTCATCTTTAAGAAAAGCTATTGTGTTAAGTGAAATGAGTGGTGATCTAGCTGATACCGAAGCAGAAAAGCTAGGTAAGCTAGTTGAAGGTGTGGCTTATGATTCAGAAGAGCTTTTCCGTGAGAAAGTAAAAGTTATTAAGGAAAATTATTTTCCAAAAGCTGCAAAGAGTTCACCTGAAGAACAGCTCTTAAATGAAGAAGCTCCTGTACAACAGACAAGCGATGTAATGTCGAAGTATGTACAAGCTCTTTCAAGAGCTGCAAAAGCACGTTAATTTTATAAATAAAAATAATATCCAATCAAGGAGATTTCAAAGATGTATATGACCGAACAACTACAGAAGAAATGGGGTGCCATTCTTGAGCATTCTGATCTTCCTGAGATCAAAGATACCTACAAGAGAGCTGTTACCGCTGTTCTTCTAGAGAATCAAGAAAAAGCCCTTCGTGAAGAGCGTCAAGCCCTTTTCGAAGATATTCCTGCTAACAACATTTCAGGTTCTGGTATTGACAAGTATGATCCGATCCTTATCGGTCTAGTTCGTCGTGCTATGCCTAACCTAATGGCTTATGACGTTGCTGGCGTTCAGCCAATGACTGGTCCTACAGGTCTTATCTTCGCAATGCGTTCGCTTTATGGTACAGAGCGTACAAATGCTGGCGGTCGTGTTGAAGCTCTTTACAACGAAGCTGATACCGACTTCTCTGGTACAGGTACACACAACGGCTCAAACCCTGTTAATGGTGCTTATACAACCGGTACAGCAAACGTTACCGCTTGGGCCGAGCAACTAGGTACAACAAACTATGACTTCGGTCAGATGTCTTTCTCAATCGATAAGACAACTGTTACTGCTAAGTCACGTGCTCTAAAGGCAGAGTACACAGTTGAACTTGCACAAGACCTTAAAGCTGTTCATGGTCTTGACGCTGAGTCAGAGCTTTCAAATATTCTTTCACAAGAAATCATGTTTGAAATCAACCGTGAAGTTATTCGTACTGTTTACAAAGTTGCCAAGACAGGTTCACCTGCAACAGCAACCCCAGGTACGTTTGACCTTGACATTGATTCAAACGGTCGTTGGTCAGTCGAGCGCTTCAAGGGTCTTCTATTCAATATGGAACGCGATGCAAACCATATTGCACAAGATACTCGTAGAGGCAAAGGTAACTTCGTCATTTGCTCAGCAGACGTAGCTTCTGCTCTTGCAATGGCTGGTGTTCTTGACTATGCACCTGCACTTTCAACAGGTCTAAACGTTGATGACACAGGCAATACATTCGCTGGTGTTCTCAATGGTCGTTTCCGTGTCTATATCGATCCATATTCAGCCAACCTTGGCGCACAGTATCAGTTCTATGTAGTTGGTTATAAAGGTGCTTCACCTTATGACGCTGGTCTTTTCTACTGCCCATACGTTCCTCTCCAAATGGTTCGTGCAGTTGATCCTAACACCTTCCAGCCAAAGATTGGCTTCAAGACACGTTATGGTATGATTGCTAACCCATACGTTACACCAAATGCATCTTCAACAGCTGCTGATGGTGATAACTTCACGTCTGGACGTAATCAGTACTATCGTAAGTCTGGCGTTCTAAATCTCATGTAAGAAACCGGCGTAGATCGGGTTTGGGGGACTTCGGTCCCCCTTTTTTTATGCATAAATATTGCATCATAGGAGAAAATCTTGTATATTGAGGGTGCTTCAGATATAGCAAATAATTATTCAAATAGTCAACCTGCAACATATGACTACTTGAAACCTAACGGGTTTAGGTTTGTGATAAAAGATCTTCCTAATGTAGCTTATACTTGTCAAGAAGTTACCTTACCCACAGTTGGAGTTGATTTTATTCAAGTTCCTACACCTAACTTTAATTTTAGGGCTATTGATAGTAAGCCACAATTTGAAGATTTTAATTTAAAATTTATTGTTTCTGAGGGTATGCAAAACTATAATGAACTTTATAATTGGATACTTGCACTTCCTCAACATAACGAAGAGATTTATAGAGAATTTATTAACAAAAGATTAAGTAGAATTCCTGGTGCAACTTCTGATAATAAATATGCAGAGAACTTAAAATATTCAGATGCATCTTTGTTTATTTTAAATTCATCGGGTAATCCCAAAATAGAAGTAAGTTTTAAAAGTTTGTTTCCTATCAACGTTTCACCATTGTCATTTGACACAACAGTTGATAGTATACAGTACCTTGTCTGCGGAGCAACTTTCAAATATCAATCATTTGAAATAAAAACATTATAACTTGGAGTTAATTATGTCTGATTTAATTGAATCACAATCTGAAGTGACGAAAAAAAGCATTGCTGTATCTGATCTTCAAAAATCAAAATTGTTTATTGCAACCCCCTGTTATGGCGGTGCACTAACTGAACCCTACTTCAAAAGTATTTTGCGTCTTGTGTTTTTCTTTGATAAGCACAATATTCCTTTGCAGTTTGGCACTATTGCAAATGAGTCGCTTGTCCCTCGCGCGCGTAATACACTTGCTGCTTTCTTTCTTCGCTCTGATTGCACACATCTTCTGTTCATTGATGCCGATATTGAATTCAAAGTTGAAGATGTAGTTCGACTTATCGCAGCAGATAAAGAGATTGCTGTGGGTGCATATCCGAAGAAGGGTATCAATTGGGATCTGGTGCGTCGCCATGTTCTTGACAACAAAGATTCACCCACGTCTGATATTAGTGCATCAGGTAGTGAATATGCAATTAACTTTAACTTCAAAAATCTTGAAGAAAGATCAATTGAAGTTCAAGATGGGTTGGTATCATTGAAAGATGCAGGTACGGGATTCATGCTTATTAAGCGTAGTGTATTTGATAAAATGACCAAAGCGTATCCCGAACTTCAATACAACAATGATATTAACGTTGATAAAGACCTTGACAAATATACGTATGCATTGTTTGATACTATCATTGAACAAAGTTCAAAGCGTTATCTTTCAGAAGATTACACTTTCTGTCGCCGTTGGCAAGAACTTGGTGGGCAAGTTTGGCTTGATCCAAATATCAGTTTGAATCATTATGGAACAATTCCTTTTGCGGGTAATCCCACTATTATCTTTGAAAAGGCACGATGAAATTAAGTGATCTGCAAACACAATGGGAGAAAGACTCTCCCATTGATGAAATGAACTTGGGTGGCGAAGCAACGAAGATTCCTATTCTTCATGCAAAGTATTTAAATCTTCTTACCTCTACAAAACTAAATTTGCGAAAAGCAGAATCTGATTATGCAAACATGCGTAGAAAGAAGTTTCGTTATTATCGAGGTGAGATGACACAGCAAGAACTTTTAAATGAAGAATGGGAACAATGGCAAGGAACGAAACCTCTTAAAAACGAAATGGATGAGTTCCTTTCATTTGATTCTGATTTGATTGCATTGCAAGATAAAATCGAATACTTCAAAACAGTTCTATATCAATTAGAACAAATCATTCGCTCATTGAATTCAAGAACGTGGGACATAAAAAATGCTATCGAGTGGCTAAAGTGGTCAAATGGATCAATCTGATATTCGAATTAAAAAGAAAGATGAGGTTCATGTAATCGTTGATTGTGAACCCAGCTTAAGACAAGAGCTAAGTGAACATTTCACATTCGATGTTCCTGGCGCCAAATTTACTCCTTTGTATCGAAACAGAATGTGGGATGGAAAGATTCGTCTTTTTTCATACATGACTGGTGAGGTATATTGTGGACTGGTGGATCATATTAATGACTTTGCTGTCAATAGCGGCTATACTATTGATTTTTCTAAGTATGAACGTGTGGGTGAGCAATGTACTTCTACTGATGTAGAAACATTTTGTAATGACCTACAACTTTCATCACAAGGCAAACCCATTGATGTGCGTGAATATCAAATCGATGCAATTTATCAAGCGTTGTCCTGTGGTAGGAAGATGCTCATATCGCCAACAGGTTCGGGTAAGTCTTTAATCATCTATTCGCTTATTAGATGGCACCATAACAAAGGACGAAAACAGTTGATTGTTGTTCCCACAACATCACTTGTAGAACAATTGTATTCTGACTTCATTGACTATTCAAGTGTCAATAATTGGAACGTACAAAAAAATTGTCATCGAATTTATTCAGGAAAGGAAAAGACGAATGACTTTCCTGTAATTATTTCAACATGGCAATCATTACAAAAACTACCCAAAGATTTTTTCGAAGAATTCGATTGCATATATGGTGATGAGGCACATCTGTTTAAAGCCAAGTCATTGACTGCTATCATGTCTCGTTGCACGAAAACGCCTTATCGTATCGGTGCAACAGGTTCACTTGATGGAACACAAACACATAAATTAGTCCTCGAGGGTTTGTTTGGTCCTATATATAAAGTGACAACGACGCGAAAGTTGATCGAAAACAAAAAATTAGCTGACTTAAAAATATTTTGCCTTGTGCTAAATTACTCAGATGAATTAAGAAAGGCAGCTAAAGGTTTTGATTATCAACAAGAGATGGATTTTCTTGTCTCAAACAATGCAAGAAACAAATTCATTCGTAACTTGGCTGTCAATTGCAAAGGTAACACTCTTGTATTGTTTCAATATGTAGAAAAGCATGGCAAGATGCTTCATGATATGATTTGGGCGAAGTGCGAGGATAGAAAGGTGTTCTTTGTATATGGAGGCACCGATACCCAGCAACGTGAAAATATAAGGGCATTGACAGAGAAGGAGAATGATGCCATAATTGTAGCATCGTATGGGACATTCTCAACAGGTGTAAATATTCGTAACCTTCATAATATTATTTTTGCATCGCCTTCTAAGTCAAGGGTTCGTAATTTGCAATCAATTGGTAGAGGATTGCGTATTTCTGAAACCAAAGATAAATGCAATCTATATGATATAGGTGATGATCTAAGTTGGAAAAGTAAGAAAAATTTTACATTACAACATATGGTTGAAAGAATAAAAATTTATAATGAGGAGTCGTTTAGTTACACTTTAGTAAAGGTACCTTTAAATGACTGAAGAAGCAAAGTTTATTTTCATTAAGCTATCTAACGGTGATAACTTGATTTGTACAACTTTTCATGATGTGTCAACAATTGAAAAATTAAAGTTTCTGCCTATAATAGATCCTATTCAAATCTTTTCATTTAAGATTCCTCACAATGGTGTCATCATTGAAAAATATATCATGCAATCATGGACTCCGTTTTCAAGTGATAACACAACAAAAATACCTATGAGTAATGTAGTGTTTGTGGGTAAGTTAAAGGAAATTTTCATCGACAAGTACATTGAATTTATAACCGATCCCAATTCCCAACAACCTATTGAAGAAGGCGGAGCTGAGATCGCAGGTATTGAAGATGATGAGTACGATGAAGATGATGAGATAGAAGAAATACTTGAAGAAGTATCCAAATCACAAGACAACAGAAAGAAATGGTATCACTAATATGAGAAAAGCTACACATTATGTTGACAATGATAAATTCCTTGAGGCATTGACTCAGTATAAAGCCGCTTGTAATGAAGCAGTTGCACAAGGTATTGAAAAACCAATTTTGCCTAACTACATTGGCGAATGTTTTATAAAGATATCTAATCACTTGGCATACAAAGGTAACTTTATAAATTATTCATTCCGTGATGATATGGTCTCTGATGCAATTGAAAATTGTCTTGTTGCGGCTGAAAAATTTGACCCTGAAAAGTCAAAGAACCCATTCGCATATTACACACAAATCGTTTATTACGCTTTCATTCGTCGAATACAAAAAGAAAAGAAACAGCAAGCCACAAAGTATAAACTTCTTGAAAACATTGATATTGATGAGATCATTACCCAAGAGACTGACTCAAGTGACTTTAGTAATCAGTTTTTAGATTACGTCAAAAAGCAATTGGATACGATTGATCCGGATCGCAGAGCAGCGACACCTCAAAAGAAAAGTACAAAGATGGCTGAGGAAACAGCACTAAAACTTGAATTTGATGATTGATTTCTGCTAAATATTCTTATATCATGTGCTTTTTATTGGGGGATGTATGCAAAAGATTAAGGTGAGTGAACTTTTTTATTCGATACAAGGTGAAGGTAGATACATGGGTGTACCTAGTGTCTTTCTTCGAACATTTGGATGTAATTTTACCTGTGGTGGTTTCGGTATGCCACGAGGAGAGATAAGTCATGAACGAGACGATGTGGCTGCAAATATTACATTCTATAACCAATACAGAGATCTTCCTTTGGTTAATACCGGGTGTGATTCTTACGCTAGTTGGGATCCTCGCTTTAAGCATATGTCTCCACTTCTTGATACAGATGCTATCGCCAAAGCTATCATCGATCTACTCCCACATAAGCAATGGAAAGAAGAACACCTAGTCATTACAGGCGGCGAACCTTTGTTGGGTTGGCAACGAGCGTATCCTGAACTTCTTGAACATGATTTGATTCGTAATTTAAAGGAAGTCACATTTGAAACGAATGGTACACAGAGTCTAACAAGTGAATTTTTTGATTACCTATTAAATGATAGCAACATTTACGAAGTTACATTTAGTGTAAGTCCTAAATTGAGTGTAAGTGGTGAGAAGTGGGAAGATGCAATTAAGCCAGACGTGGTGTGTGATTATGAACTACTTGGGTTTACATATTTAAAATTTGTTGTAACTGGCGAAGAAGATAGTGAGGAAATCGAAGACGCTGTATCTGCTTATCGTAAAGCAGGATTTAAAGGTCCTGTTTATCTAATGCCTGTTGGTGGTGTAGAGAGTGTGTATTCGCTAAATAATAAGAGGGTGGCTGAATTGGCGATGTCAAGAGGCTATCGTTATTCAGATCGCTTACAGGTCCCCTTGTTTAAAAATGCATGGGGTACTTAAACTATCCGCGTAAGGAAGGATAATATGTCATTCAATAAAACAAAAACCGATCCTGAGTTGGGTCAACAAATTCACGAACATCTAATCAAATGTGGAGTTCAGACTCCCATGTGGTCGAATCCTTTGACACATAAGGAAAAGATTACAGAAATTCAAAAACACTTTGAATATATCATGTTAGTAATGGGTCTTGATCTGAAGGATGATAGTTTGAAAGAGACTCCAAATCGTGTAGCAAAGATGTTTGTCAACGAAATCTTTTGGGGTCTTGATCCTGAAGCATTTCCTAAATGTACAACGGTCGATAATAAGATGAAGTATGATGAGATGGTTATCGAGCGTAATATCAATGTGCAATCAAACTGTGAACATCACTTTGTAGTTATCGACGGAAAGGCAACCGTTGCATATATTCCAAAAGAGAAAGTATTGGGATTGAGTAAAATCAATCGTGTGGTTGAATACTTTAGTAAACGCCCACAAATTCAAGAACGATTGACTGAACAAATTTATCATGCCTTGCAATATATTCTAGGCACTGATGACATTGCTGTTCTTATTGATGCTCAACATTATTGTGTCAAATCACGCGGCGTAGAAGATGTTGGTTCATCAACAATTACTAGTAAGCTGGGTGGCGAATTCAAATCAGATCAAGCAGTGCGTGCTGAGTTCATGAACTTGGTAAACAAGCGATGATTAACCTCGAGTATGTAATAAGCGCCTGTGGTATGATGGGTGTTTTTACCAATCAAGTTTATGATAACCACCGAGAAGCGTGGAAATCAAGTTTGCTTGAATTGATGAAATGTTTAAACGAAAGTGTACAAAGAAAGGCAAAGAATACAAACCCAACTATTGCTACTTTGTTTAATGGTTACACCGAATCTGGATTTACAGAACGATTTGCCGTTCTAAACAATCTCGGGGCAAAAAAACTGTATGCCGACTCAGGCGGGTTGCAAATCGTTACTGCAGGTAAAAAGATCACACCTGAAATCAAGCAACAAATTTATAAGACACAAACTGCAGCCGATTATGCAATGTGTTTTGATGAGATTGCACTGGGTTCTTTCAGTATCACGCGCACACGTAACGAAAGATCGAATGTCGGAAATAAAATTTTCAAGTCATCCGAACATGCAGAGAAAGGCACATTGACAGGTAAGAATATTAAGGAACAGATCGAAGCATTTAAATCATTGGGTGCAAAAACCAAAGTCATTCCTATTATTCAAGGTAACACATATCAGGATATGATTACCTTTTTTAACATGATTGTTAATGAACTTGAACACGAAGATTATGACTTTATTAGTGGTATGGCGATAGCCGATACTTGCATGGGTAATGGTGAACTTGAATCGATTGAAATGTTGCGAGGTGCTAAACACATTTCAATGATTTGCCATGATAACATCAAAAAGCATTTGCACATCTTGGGTGTGGGTAGTATCTCACGTATGCGTCCAATTCTTTATTTGAATAAGTCAGGTTACCTAGATACATTTGAAAAAGTATCATATGACAGTTCTTCCCACACATCTACCTTTGATTATGGGTTATTGAAAGTCAATGGAACATGCCGACCGTTGGGTAGTGTTCGAACACCAAAAGGTGAAGCACACTTTAGGAATGTCTACAACCTCTTTTACAATTACCTTTCGCCTAAGGTCAGTGAGGATGAGTATCTTGATATTATTTTGGGTGATGGAATTCGTGATTGGAAATATTCAACAGTTAAAGAAAGTGCAGCTAACTTATCAGATGAAAAACTAATTATTGCATACTTGTCAAAAGCTATGCATACATATTTTCAAATTGATAATTTTGTATCTTGTATCGATAAAGTTTTAGTCGAGACAACTTCAGGCAATCAACATATCGACAAACTGCTAAATATACGTGATGATATAACTATGTTGTCTTGGTTGAATGCTGCAAAGTCAAACATAAAAAGTAAACGAATTGTCCGTGAAGAAAATCATGGATCTCTTGAGGACCTTTTTCAATGAATACAATCGAAGAAATCGCATCCGTACACTTAGGAAAAGCAGGTGATGGGTCAGTTGTAAAACCTTATGTAACACCAGATGAAATTGACCCAGCGCTTCTTGTTGCTGTTCCTCGCCAACTAAATAGAACACAATACAACATCGACGATGCTCATTTGCCTTTTGTTGGGGGTGATGTTTGGAATTGTTATGAGTTTTCAACATTGCTTACAAGTGGGTTCCCTCTCTCAGGAACGCTGAAAATTTTCTATCCTGCGAATTCAAAATATATCGTTGAATCCAAATCATTGAAGCTATATTTGAATTCTTTTAATATGGTAAAACTTTGTGATTCTGTTGACATGGCAGGAATCATTATTAAGCAAAAAGTTGAATCTGATTTATCAAAACTTTTGCAATGTAAGGTAAGCGCGACCTTCCATCGTCAAAAACAAGTTTTCATGTATAATTCACAACCCCTATCAAACTATTTTTGGTTTGTTGATGAAACCATTGATGTAACTAAAACTGATTTTAATGCATACAATGAAGATCCTTCTTTGCTGGAAGTTGTTAGTGCACACGCTCTTAGCGATACTCGCTATCATACCTCTGCTCTTCGTTCAAATTGTCGGGTTACTAATCAACCAGATTGGGGGGATGTTTTCGTCTATATCAGAGGGGAAAAAACGATAACCCCACAATCATTTTTGCAATATATTGTCTCAATGCGAAAAGAAAATCACTTTCATGAAGAAATTTGTGAATGTATTTACAAACGACTTTATGATATACTGCAACCTGATGAGTTGTTTGTTGCTTGTCTTTATACAAGGCGAGGGGGTATTGACATAAACCCGATTCGTGCATCAAGTGAACTTATTCTAAATGCAGAGTCAATGATTCTAATGGAAACGAAATGTCTAGTGAACAAAACCATGAGGCAATGATGATTGAAGATATTCTAGCTAAGTTACCCGATACTAAAGGTGCAATAGTTATTTTATCGGGCGGTATGGATAGTACGATTTCTTTGAGGTTGTGTATAGAAAAATATGGCAAAGATAATGTAAGGGCTCTTACATACTTTTATGGTCAAAGACAATCTATTGAAATTGAAAAGGCAAAGTTTACAACAAAACATCTTGGAGTTAAGCACAAAGTATTTGACTTGTCTGTATTGGGAGAAATTAGTAAAGGTTTCTCTGCAAATGTAGACACTGATATTAATATGCCTACGATTAAGGATGTGTTAGGTGATCCTCGCCCGAAAACTTATGTCCCGAATCGTAATATGATTCTCATGTCAGTAGCAGCAGCTTTTGCTGAAGTTGAAGGTTTTGATACCATCGTTATGGGTTTACAAATTCACGATGAGTATGGGTATCATGATACGACTGCAAGGTTCGTAAGTAAAGTAAATGATGTTCTTTCTGAAAACAGAATCATCAAGATCAAAGTTATTGCACCTTTCGCAGGATTAAGCAAATTTGATGAAATTAAAGTTTTGCAACATCTTGATGGTAATGTTGACTTGTTGGCAAACACGCTTACATGTTATAATCCTGATGATAAAGGACATTCATGCGGAAAGTGCCCATCATGTTCTGAGAGAATTGCAAACTTTGCAAAGGCAGGTCTTGTTGACCCCATTCCTTACTCAGCAAACATTCCATGGAGTAAACTTCTAAATGTGTAGCATTATCGGGTCGTTTAAAAAAGAGAAATTGATCGACTTATATAAACATAATGTTCAAAGGGGTGATTACGCTCACTCAATTAGTTATTATGATGTTGTAACAGGTAAACTAACCGTCAACAGATATGAGGGTGCTATCAATTTTGATAATGTTGAACAATCACCTCTTGTTTATATTATCATCCACTCACAAGCACCTACGACACAAGAGACTTCATCAATACATCCTGCACAGTATGATGGTCGGTATTTGTGGCATAATGGTATCTTAAAACAAACATATATTCAAAAGCTAAAAAAAGAATTAGAAGAAGTGTGTGAGTGGGATACTTTTTTAATGTTAAAGACAATTACACAAAATAGGGATAACTTAAACAACCTTGATGGGACATTTTCTTGTCTACTTTATGACCACGAACACTTGTATCTTTTTCGAAATGAAATTTCACCCATGTTTTATGATGCTGCACTTAATATATCATCGACACCCTTCAAGGGTTCTCATAGTACACCCCCGAATACTTTACATCATATGGATTTTAATTTTTCATCTTTGTTTGCAGTTAGCAAATTTATTACTCTTGAGAACCCTTACTACATAGGTGATTGAATGGGAAAATTTATTTCAACTAAAACATATGGACATGAGAGAGGATACGCTGTAGCATATCGTCAATGGCGTGCTGATTCACATTGCAATCTTATTCATGGTTATGCACTTGCTTTTCACTTTGAATTCGAATGCGATGAGGACAAACTTGACCGTCGCAATTGGTGTGTTGACTTTGGAGGATATAAATCTCTCAAAGAAAAACTTGACGAATGGTTTGATCATACTTTGTTGGTTGCAGAAGATGATCCTGAGTTTGAAACATTCGAAATGTTGCACGAAAAGAAACTATGTAAGATGGTTGTTGTAGAACGCACAGGTTGTGAAGGCCTTTCTAAATTTCTGGCAGATTACATTCAGGAAATTTGGATGCCTGAAAACGGATACTCTGATGGTCGTGTTAAATTGCGACTTGTCAAAGTTATGGAAACCCCAGCCAACTCGGCTATGTGGATAAACGAAAACTAAAGGAGACACTATGAACTTGAACAGCGCAAAGCATGCGGTATGAAAATTTGTCTTTTAGGTGATACACACTTCGGTGTTAGAAATGATAGTAAAATTTTTCATAAGTACATGGAAAATTTCTACACCGAAGTGTTTTTCCCTGCACTAAAAGAGAGAGGTGTAGATCAAATCATTCAGTTAGGTGATTTGTTCGATAGAAGAAAGTACATTAATTTTTATACACTTGAACAAAGCAAAAGATATTTTTTTGATGTAATTGAACGACAGGGATACGTAATGTATTCCCTTCTCGGCAATCATGATATTTTTTGGCGTGAGAAGTTAGATGTAAACTCCCCGACGTTGCTTCTTGAAGCGTATAAAAATATTCATATCATTCAAGAACCTGTCGTTTTAGATAATGCAGATGTGATTCCTTGGTTGTGTAAGGATAATGAAAAACAGATTCATGAGTTCATTGACAAGTCAACTCGACCATATTGTTTTGGGCATTTTGAACTAAAAGGTTTCGAAATGTCAAAGGGTATCGAAAATCATGAAGGTATGGATCCTTCTGTGCTTGCGAAATACAAACAAGTGTTTAGTGGGCATTTCCATACAAAGTCAAACAAAGGCAACATCATGTATTTGGGAACACCCTATGAGCTGTTTTGGAATGATTACAAGGATCCAAAAGGTTTTTACATTTGGGACACCATAACAAACGATCTTGAGTTCATACAGAACAATGATCCGATGTTTGTCAAATTGTATTATGATGATTCATCAGGAAAGGTTGAGTTTGATTCAAACGTGACAGACAAGTATGTAAAACTAGTTGTTGTTACAAAAAAGAATTTTTCTCAATTTGATTCTGTTGTTGACTCATTGTATAATAAGAATCCTGCGGAAGTGAAAATCATCGAGGATATGTCTGATTTTGAAAATCAGGTAGACGATGACAGTATAAACATTGAAGATACAATGTCATTGTTATCAGAATATGTTGATGCAATAGAAACAGATGCAGATAAAAGTCGCCTTAAGAATATTCTCAAGGAACTGTATATAGAGGCACATGACTATGCAGAGGAAAAATGATCAATTTTCAAAAAATCAAGTGGAGAAATTTTTTATCGACAGGTAATCAATTTACAGAAATAAACTTTGTAGAGCATCAAACTACTCTTATCATTGGTGAGAACGGCGCAGGTAAAAGTACGATTCTTGATGCTCTTTGTTTTGGTTTGTTTGGAAAGGCCTTTCGTAATATCAATAAACCTCAGCTAGTGAATTCAATCAATCAAAAGAATTGTGTTGTTGAGGTTTTCTTTAACATCGGCAAACGTGAGTATCGTGTAGTGCGCGGTATCAAACCCACGGTGTTAGAAATTTATGTTGACAATGAATTGCTATCACAGGATGCAGCTTCAAGAGATTATCAAACACACCTTGAAGAAAAGATTCTTAAGTTAAATTATAAGTCATTTACACAAATAGTTATTTTGGGTTCGGCATCGTTTACTCCCTTCATGCAACTTCCTCAAGGTCATCGTCGAGAGGTTATTGAAGATATTCTTGATATTCAAATATTCACTACGATGAATAGCATTCTCAAGAATCGATTGACTACGACCAAAACAGAATTGTCTCAATTGGAAAACGAAATCGCTGTAGGAAAGCAAGCAGTAAAATTGCAAAAAGATTTTATTGCAAAGTTGGAAAAGGATATTGAAAAGCGAGCGCAAGACAACCAACAAGAAATTGAAAGAACACAAAGAGACATTGCAAATGCATCTTCGACTGTTTCAACGATTCAATCAAACATATCTGAATTGCAATCCTCTTTGCTCGATGAAAAGGCATTGGTCACGAAGCGTGCTGAATGGTCAACATTGCTTAAAAGTCTTTCTGAACGTATAAAAAATTCTAGGACAAACATTGACTTTTATGAAAATCATGATGAGTGTCCTACCTGTATGCAAAACATTTCAGAGGATTTAAAGCATCAGGCAATAGAAAAACATGCACATAAGATAGAAGAAGTACAAACAGCAATCGAAACATTGTCATCAAAGATAACTAGCATTGAAGAAAAAATAGATCAGATTACTAAGGTGAAGGAAAACATCTCTACCTATCAGATGCAACTAATTGAACTGAACTCAGATATTATAACGAAGCAAGCGTTAATTAAAAAGATGTCTGATGATAATGATAAGGATAAGATTGATACAACCGAACTTGATAGCGCAAAAGAGGAACTAAAATCTATTGCGAAGAAGATTCTTGATGTGTCAGAAAACAAGACAAAGATTACCGAGACATATTTTTATCTTGAGGCAGCAGGCACATTGTTGAAGGACACAGGTATTAAGACGAAAATCATTCGACAGTATATTCCTGTAATCAATAAGCTGGTGAATAAATATCTCTCTGCAATGGATTTCTTTGTATCCTTTGAACTAGATGATGCATTCAATGAAAGTATCAAGTCGCGGCATCGAGATGATTTTAGTTATGCATCGTTTTCAGAAGGTGAAAAGCAAAGAATCGATCTTGCATTGTTGTTTACGTGGCGAGCAATCGCAAAGATGAAAAATAGCGTAAGTACAAACCTGTTACTTCTTGATGAAGTTTTTGATAGTAGTTTAGATGCGAACGGAACGGATTATGTGATGAACCTTCTTGATACCCTTGACACTGATACGCATGTCTTTGTTATTAGTCATAAGGGTGACCAGATGCTTGATAAGTTTAAAAACGTTATCCGTGTTGAGAAACATCAAAATTTTAGTAGGATATTGTGATATGATTGTAAAACGATCTGAATTAAAACTAATTCCTGACAGTGATCCTTTTCTACATAAGGCACCGAAACCCTATGACTTTGAACAACATGGGGAGACAGCTGAATTGTTTGCTAATGTGCTTCATCAAAAGATGAAAGAATTCAAAGGTGTCGGATTGTCAGCGAATCAAGTTGGTATCGATGCGTCTGTCTTTGTCATTGGTGTCGATGACTTTCGTCTTGATGTTTTCAATCCTAAAATTATTTCTTCAACAGGTGAGTGTGACTACAATGAAGGATGCTTGTCCTACATTGGCGTGCAAATAAAAATCAAAAGGCCTGAGGAAATCACGGTAGAATTTTACAATGCAAAGGGTGAGAAACAGGAAAGGACATTAGGGGGACTCACTGCAAGAATCTTTTTGCATGAGTATGATCATATGCAAGGAGTCACTATAAAAGACCATGTTTCTCCTTTAAAATGGGCAGTTGCCGTTAAAAAACGTAAGAAATCCTACGGTGTTGCATAAAAACAACAAAATGTTGTGTAAAAACAACAGGTTAAAAATACCGGTTGTACAGTTCTAGAATCTGCGTATAATTGACAGTGTTGATTGAGGAGATCATATGTCAGTTGTAGAATCTAAGTCACTTCTCGCCAAGCTCTTGGCTGAGGAGAATATTTCTGTCCAGCATAAGAAAGCGAACACTGCGTACTTTGACGTTAAGAACCGCGTGCTGGTGTGTCCTATTCTCAAAGATATGCCTGCTGAACTTTATGACCTGTTGATGGGTCATGAGGTCGGACATGCATTGTATACGCCGCCCGAAGGCTGGCACAATGCTGTCACAAAAAGTAATCAGAAAAACTTTAAATCGTTTCTGAACATTGTAGAAGATGCTCGGATCGAGAAGCGTATCAAAGATAAGTTTCCCGGTATTCGTAGTTCCTTCTTCAAGGGTTACAAGAATCTTTTCGAGCGAGGATTCTTCGGCGTTTCTGAATACACTGATATTAGTGATCTGAAACTTATTGACCGTATCAATCTTCACTTCAAACTTGGCACGCTCATCAATGTAAAATTTGCTGCCCATGAGCAAAAGTTCGTTGATATGGTTGATGGTGTAACAACCTGGGAAGATGTTGTCCGGGTTGCTCAAGCCCTTTATGATTATGCAAAGAATGATGAACCTGAAACGGATATCAACCCGGATATCGAAGATCTTTTAGACGATCTTGATTTGTCCGATCTTGGTGATGAAGAATCGGATGATGAGATGGAAGTTGGCGACGGTAAAGACGCCAAGGTCGCAGAAGTTGAAAAAATGTTGTCAAATAATTACGACAATACTCCCAAGTCTGTTACCGATGAGGTTTTCCGTCGTAAGGAATCTGATCTTGTAGATGATCAGTGCAAACCGATTGCTTATGTCAATTTTCCGAAGATCAATATGAAAGATCGGATTGTTCATGAGGATCTGGTTCATGACAACATCAAAAACCACGTAGCGAAACAACCATACGATTTGTTTTCAACTTTCGGTGTTTCAATCAAGGCGTTCTTGCAAAAGAATGAGCGTTATGTAAATTACATGGTGAAGGAGTTCGAACTTCGCAAGAACGCGAAACAATTCGCTCGGGCAAGCGTTAATAAATCAGGCGAACTGGATATGAAGAAAATTGGTCAATACAAATTGACCGAGGATCTTTTCCGCCGAGTGACGATTGTTCCGCAAGGCAAAAGTCACGGTCTGGTTATGTTTCTTGATCTGTCTGGATCAATGAGGGCGAACTTTAAAGGCACTGTTGAGCAGCTGCTTATTGTAACCACCTTCTGCCGTAAAGTAAACATTCCTTTCGAGGTTTATGGGTTTACTGATTCAATGGTGGTAGACCAACAAGATCAAGTTCAATTTCCTTTCAATGGTGTTCCACTAGGTGAGCGTGCTGAAGGAAATATTATTTTTTACGCCGAGAACACTTTTAGGTTGAAGCGTTACCTTTCATCTAAAATGTCTCGGACGAAATATAATCAAGCAATGCTTAATCTGTTGCTGTTGGGTGAGATGTTTCAACGCTCAACGGGAATGGTTCCTCCGACAGAACATCTTAACGGAACTCCGTTGAATGAGGCTGTAGCGACGTCCATCAGCGTGGTAAATAATTTTCGCGATTCCAATCGGTTGGAAATTATAACTTGCATGTTCTTGACCGACGGTGAAGGTCAACAAACAGTTACCAACTATGTATGTTCATCTTCAACAAGCGGTTCGCCCTCTTTTCGCTCACAAGTAGGCTCTTTTGATTATAGGATCAATATCACCGATCCGGTTACGAAGCATTCAGTTACAGTTGGTGATGAGGAGATTACAAAAGGTCTTCTCATGTTGGCTAAAAAAATCACGGGAGCTAATTATGTTGGCTTCTTTATCACCGACGGTAGTCCTTTTTTGAGCAATGTAAAGAAGGTCCATCGGTTGTATGGTGTTAGGACGCCAGATAATATTGAAGTATTGGCGAACAAAGGTCGAAAGGAAAAATTCTTCCCAGTTATGAATACGGGGTTTGATGTCTACTTCGTAGTTCCTGGCGGTCGCGACCTGGAAGTTAACGACCTCGGTATTGATGTAGATACTTCAGCGAGTAAGAGTGATATTCGCCGGGCCTTTATGAAAAGTGTAAATTCCCGGGCAACTAACAGGGTATTTTTGTCGCGTTTTTGCAACACTATCTGTGCTCAGTTGTAAAAACTTCTTGACAAGAATCTGGGTTTTTTATATAATTTAAACATGATGATTTTTCAGGAGTGACTTGCATGGCCCGTTCTACTTCTTACACCACTGAGCTTCGCGCTCAACTTATCGAGTCTCTTATCGCTGCTTATGGCACTTCGGTGACTCGCGGTGAGATCACTCAGTATTGTGCTGACAATCAGCTCCCGACCCCCTGGTTTCTTCTTGACGGGGCTCAATACAAAGCAGGTCGTGGGTTGTACAGCTTGTCTCCTTCTGCTGTTTCTGCTCCGAAACCTGTTGTTACCAAGCAGGAACCTGTTGCTGAACCTGCGCTTGCTGCCACCGTGACGCCAATTACCACGGTTAAAATGAAGCGCCTAGTCACTGACATTTCTGATAACTTGGTGCCTGAGAAAGATCGCACTTATGTCCCCTTTGGGTTCTTCAAGGACCTCGAGGCGATTGTCTCAAGCAATCAATTTTACCCGGTGTTTATCACAGGCCTGTCTGGTAACGGTAAGACGTTTATGGTTGAGCAGGTTTGTGCTAAACTGAAACGTGAGTGCATTCGAGTCAATATCAGTATTGAAACTGATGAGGACGATCTCATTGGGTCGAATACACTGATTGACGGTAACGTGGTTTATCGCGAAGGTCCTATCCTTCTAGCGATGAAGCGCGGTGCAATTGTCATTCTTGATGAGATTGACCGCGGCTCAAACAAACTTATGTGCTTGCAAGCGATTCTTGAAGGTAAGCCGTACTTCAACAAGAAAACCGGTGAGCTGATTCACGGACAACCTGGGTTCAACATCATCGCCACTGCCAACACTAAAGGTCGTGGTACAGATGATGGCAAGTTTATCGCTGCCCAGATTCTTGATGAGGCCTTCCTCGAGCGCTTCCCGATTACTCATGAGCAAGAATATCCTACTGCGTCTGTTGAGCGTAAGATTATTCTGAATAACATGGCAGTTGTCGGCGAGGTTGATGAAGATTTTGCTGACAAGCTGGTGTCCTGGGGTGAGATTATTCGTAAAACTTACCTCGAGGGTGGCATTGATGAACTTGTCTCGACTCGCCGCCTGGTGCATATCGTTCGCGCCTACGGCATGTTCAAGAATCGTCTCAAAGCAATCCAGCTTTGCACCAACCGTTTTGATGCAGAAACTAAAGCTGCGTTCCTTGATCTGTATAGCAAAGTGGACGTAAAAGCGGCTGAACAAGCCGCGTCTACTCCAGAAACTACTGAGGAACAAGTTTCTGCCTAAATAAGTTTTCTTTTCTTCAAGGCGCCATTGAACTGGCGCCTTTTTTGTATTATAAATACAGTATCGATATTACAGGTGACTTGTTATGAAAACCGCTCTAATCACAGGAATCACGGGTCAAGATGGTTCCTACCTAGCCGAAATATTGCTTGAAAAAGGTTATAATGTTCACGGCATTATTCGCAGAAGTTCATCTATCAATACTGGTAGGATTGATCATCTATATAGCAATCCAAAACTAAAGCTGCACTATGGTGATGTTACTGATTCTCTGACAATCATGGGAGTCATCAAAAAAGTACAACCACAAGAAATTTACAATCTGGCTGCACAGAGTCACGTAAAGGTTTCCTTTGAGACACCTGAGTACACAGCAATGGTTGATGGCTTGGGCACGTTGAAAGTTCTTGAGGCAGTTCGCCTATTGGGCATGGAAAAGGATGTAAGGATTTACCAGGCATCTACGTCAGAGCTCTATGGCCTTGTACAAGAGTCTCCGCAAACTGAGCGCACACCCTTCTATCCAAGAAGCCCTTATGGCGTTGCAAAATTGTATGGGTTCTGGATTGTAAAGAATTATCGTGAGGCATACAACATGTTTGCATGTTCAGGCATTCTGTTTAACCATGAGAGTCCTCGGCGCGGTCATAACTTCGTAACGAAGAAGATTGTTGATGGGTTGCGAAATGTTCGTAGAGGAAAACAACAAAAAGTAACCTTGGGCAATCTAAATGCTCTTCGTGATTGGGGACATGCAAAGGATTACAGTCGAGCAATGTGGATGATTCTACAACATCATACTGCAGAAGATTTTGTGATTGCGACGGGTGAACAATATTCAGTAAAGCAATTTGTTGAACGATGTGCTCCATACTTTGATATGAACATTGAATGGTATGGTGAAGGTCTTGATGAGGTTGGTGTCGATACGAATACAGGAAAAACTATTGTAGACGTTGATCCAAAGTATTTTAGGCCCGCTGAAGTAGAAACATTGTTGGGGGATTCTACTAAGGCAAGAACTGTGTTAGGTTGGAAACCTGAATATAGTTTTAATGATTTGGTAGAGGAGATGTGCATTCATGGATAAGAATAGCAGAATATACGTAGCAGGAAATGGGTTGGTAGGGACTGCTCTTGTAAAAAAACTAACTGAAAATGGTTATAAGGATATTATTGTTCGACCCAAGAGTTCTTTAGATTTGCGCGACCAAGAAGCTGTAAAATATTTTTTTCGAACGTATCGACCTGAATATGTTTTTCTCGCTGCAGCAAAGGTTGGTGGTATAAGTTTTAATGCTACTCACCCAGCAGATTTTGCGTATGACAATTTAATGATTCAATCAAATGTGATTGACGCTTCGTATAAAACCGGTGTAAAGAAATTATTGTTTTTGGGTTCGGCGTGCATTTATCCTAAGGTCACACCACAACCCATCAAAGAAGAGTATCTGCTATCTGCGAAGCTAGAACCAACTAATGATGCATACGCGCTCGCGAAGATTGCAGGATTGACAATGGCTAAGTACTACACTCAACAATATGGGTTAAACACTATTAGTTTGATGCCTGCAAATTTGTATGGACCTAATGATAATTTCTTTCCTGATAAGTGTCACGTTATACCAGGCCTAATCAATAAATTTTACAATGCCAAACTTGAAGGTAAAAGCGCAGTTGAGGCATGGGGTGATGGTTCCCCAACACGTGAGTTCCTTTACGTTGATGATCTTGCTGATGCCTGTGTATTTTTGATGAACGAATTCAATTCACCTGAACATATTAATGTGGGTAGTGATGTAGAAATTACAATCAAAGAACTATCAGAGATTATTAAACGTGAAGTGGGATTTGAAGGCGAAATTTTCTGGAACACAGATAAACCTAATGGCACTCCAAGAAGAAAACTAGACAATACAAAACTATTCGATCTTGGATGGAAACCTAAAGTGTCGTTTGATGAAGGGCTTGCAAGAACGATAGGATGGTTTAAAGAAAATCGAGGGAGATTCCTATGAAATGGCCTTTGATGGGTGAAACTATTACCTGGGGTGATAGATTTAAGATGGCTGCATTTGTAATGAGCACCAAAAGATTTACGTATGGCGAAAAGGTCAAGAAATTTGAACAAGAATGGAGTAACTGGTTAGGTGTAAAGCATTCGCTGTTTGTAAGTAGTGGAAGCACAGCGAACACCCTTTTACTTTCTGCTGTAAAAGAATTGTATAATTTGAAGGATGGCGACAAAGTTCTTGTTCCTGCATGTACCTGGGTTACAAATGTTTCTCCCGTTTTTCAATTGGGACTACAGCCAATCTTTTGCGACATTAACTTACAAAATTATAGTTTTGATCTTGATGATGCAAAACAAATTGCTAAAAAGCATAAAGACATTAAAGTAATTTTTGTAACACACTTATTGGGATTTCCTGCGGACAATCATAAGCTACAAAAACTATTCCCTAATGCTCTTATTATCGATGACATTTGTGAATCGCATGGATGTAAAGATGTTGAAGGTGATAAGTATGGTTCAAAGAGTTTAGGATCGACTTTTAGTTTTTATTTTGGGCATCATATGTCTACCATCGAGGGGGGTATGGTATCAACTAACAATACTGATCTATATGATTTGATGCGTATGAAGCGCAGTCATGGAATGGCTCGAGAATCGACAAAACAAAAAGAATACGCCGAGAAATATTCACACATTGAACCATCTTTTTTGTTTATGACAGATGGTTACAATTTTAGAAACCATGAAATTTGTGCAGTTCTTGGATCGTCACAACTTAAAAGATTAGATTCGATGATTGAACAGCGTAGACATAACTACGAACAATATGTTAGAATCATTAATCAATATCCTACACTTTTTTATCCTCATGCGTATGAAGATGGTAATAGCAGTTTTTGCTTTCCTTTCGTATGCAAAAGTGAAAAAATTGCAAGAATCATGAAAGAGTGTTTTAATCATTATAATATTGAGTATCGCCCGATTGTGAGCGGCAATCTTCTTACTCAACCCTTTTTGGTTAACAGGGGATACAAGATTGAAACAAACAAAAATAAAACAAACGCAGAAATTTTACATTCACACGGTGTGTATATTGGAAACAATCACTTTGTAGGTACAAAGCACATGGACACTCTTGAGCAAGCGTTGGAGGATGTATATGACGATATTTGCTGAAGAATTGGAAGGCATTGTAATTCGAACAGTTGAAGATGTTCTAATGAAAAGACAAATGCCTGAAATTGAAGAATATGTGCCCACAGACAATCTCGGCGAGGTGATTGAAAAACTTGTAATCCTCCATATCCGTACATGGATGCTTGAAGATGCAGCACAATCAGCCACAAGTGATGAGGAACTGGCAGACATTAAACGAAAGGTTGATATTTGTTTCAAACAAAAAAGACCCAAGTTTGTTCAAGCAATAAATCGTATGGTTGATGATGCAATCATAAGAGGCAAGTCACTAGCTGAGGATTCAGTGAAACTGTATAAGGGAGTCGAGTGACTTTCATTGTTTTTGATGACGACTTAATTTTAACGTATTTGAATAGGTGATTAATGAAACCAAAACTAAAACTGGGATTCGCCGATACGCATGAACATATCGCAACCTTCTTTTATAATGTTTTGTTGAGAAGGTATGATATTGAGATTGATCATAATAATCCTGATTATCTCATTTTTGGTGATGATAATTTTGGGCATGAGAACAGAAAGTTTTCTCGTAAAGACGTAGTTAAGATTTTTTATACGGGCGAGAACAAGCGTCCTGAAAAGTATGATTGTGATTATGCGATTTCCTTTGATCACAACTTACATGCATGGCATTATCGATTGCCTTTGTTTGTTGTTTACATGTGGGCACTAGAACATATTCATAAGACAAATTACAATTATGAATACATTTTTAATACCAGTATTGTAAAAGAAAAAACGGCATTTGCAAGTTTTGTTGTAAGCAATCCCAATTGTAAAATGAGGAATGATTTCTTTCACGCGCTATCACAATACAAACAAGTAGACAGTGGAGGAAAATTATTTAATAATATTTCAGCTAACCTTGAGGGTGAAACAGGTAAGATCGATTTCCTTTCAACAAGAAAATTTAATATTTGTTTTGAAAGTTATTCACATCCGGGATATGTAACGGAAAAAATACTTCATGCATTTTATGCACAAACTATTCCAATCTATTGGGGAAGTCCTACAATTGCAGCGGATTTTAATAGTTATTCATTTGTAAATATGCATCGCTTCCCTAACTTCAATAAAGCAATTGAACATATTCAAAAGCTTGATGAGAATGATGATCTTTACAATAGTCACCTTTCACAGCCAAAATTTGTACATAACATTCCCCCATACTATGTAAATCTTGATAACTTTCTAAATTGGTTTGATGCAATTGTTTTTCGTCAAATAAAGAAACGTGAAGACGAAATTATTTACTTTTAAGGGGTGATTATGAAATATGTTGTTTTTGGTGCTGGGGGGTTTGCGAAGGAAGTAATTTCATACATTTTAGATGATGGCCATGAAATTGTCGCTGTAGTTTCAGATGATTCATTTAATAATGACGAGTATAATCAAGCGTTTCCTGTGCTGAAATCTATTCAGCCCGGTGAGTTTCCTGATGCACAGTTTATCCTAGCTGTTGGTGAAATTAAGTACAAAGTACAAATTGTCGAAAAGAACGAAGATCGATGGGGTACATTCATTCATAGCAGTTGCCATGTTTCTAAATTTTCTAAAATCGGAAAGGGGTGTGTTATTTGCCCACATTCTACTGTAGCGGGTGATTGTGTATTAGGTGACTTCGTTACGTTGAACCTCTCATGTTCTGTTACTCATGACAACATAATTGGTGATTACTGCACCTTTAGCCCCTATGCAGGAACTATGGGATATTGCCGAATCGGGTCACGATGTTTCTTTGGCACAAGTGCGATTGCTGTGCCTAAGGTTGTCTTTCCCACAGGCACAAAATTGTCTGCGGGTGCAGTTGCAAGAAAAAGTATAGAGGTTGCAGATACATTGTACGGTGATCCTGCTGCACCTCGAGGTAAAAAATAAAAATGAAAATACAAATTTTTATTTTCAACTGGCGAGGACAGTATGAAAAGACGAAAGAAAAGATTTCGCAATTGTCTGCAATCGGCTATGATCCTGTAATCATAAATTCAGATGAAGAGCACAATGATGAGGGGTGGGTAAATGTAGGGGAGAGTGCATACTTCACAGATCAATTTATAAAGGCTCTAGAACTTTTTGATGCAGATGTTCTTTTTCACATTCAAGGTGATGCTTCTTACAGCGACTGGCAAAACCTTTTGAAGGATGCTGAAAGCTCTTATGAAACTTACAAGTGGGGAATCTACGCACCAAACGTTGACTATACGTGGTATGATTCCTCACGAACAGATATACAGGGTGTTCAGCTTAGAGACAAATCTATGAAATTGGTTGCATGTCCAGATTGCACGTGCTGGTTTATTCATAAAGATATTCTGGATATTTTTAAGCAGACAAAGATTGATATGTCTCCTTATAAAATGGGATGGGGTTGGGACATTATATTCCCAGGAATTAGTTATCTAATGAGGCGTCCTGTCATACGAGATTATTTCCATACCATTGATCATCCTCCTGGAACCAATTATAATAAACAACAAGCTGAAATAGAAATGGCTCAGTTGTTTAATAGTTTACCGAATGAATTAAAAATGATGTTTCATTGGATTAAAAACGATAGACAACAAATACTTCAATTGTTTTCTGGAGAGCAAAAGTGATTTTAGATTTTTACGACGTAAATGAACAATTAAAACAAATATTGCTTGCCAGAGAACCTGCAAGCGTCTTAAGGTTGTGTAATACAACTACGTATGCCATAGGTTGTGTATTACGAGGTGAGATTCCTTCAACACAATATTATAATGACTTAGTTCAAATTGAGGGGGGTATCTTTCCCTTTAATACAGAGTTTGTTATAAAAGACACTTTGCCAAAAATTATATCAACTATCAATAATTGTGATTTACTCGGATTGGTTGATGTAAGCAATTGGAACAGTAAGATTCCACAATCAATTTACATGGAAAGATATTCACACAAAAAAATATTTTCAGGTAGGCAATTTGAAGTTTTAGATCCTGGTGCGATTTTAGGTGTTTCTGATTTTAAAAAGTTAGATGATCCATGGACAAAATACTTGAAAGACAAACGAGTATTGGTCGTTTCAACTCACGTTGAGTCAATCAAATCACAATGGAAAAACATTGATGCAATTTGGGGTGACAATCGAGATACTATCGCACCCTTTAAATTAGTTGATGTTATTCGAACGCCGTATCACCCGGTTTATGATGACAGACAATTCCCCAATTGTCCTACTTGGTATGATACAATTGAAGCCATTAAGCGTCAGATTGACCAATATGACTTTGATGTTTTGATGGTTGCATCATCTGTTTCATCGCCATTTTACGTTGATTATGCAAAACAAATTGGAAAAATTGGTTTACAGATCGGCGGTGTATTGCAATTGTATTTTGGTGTCTTAGGTGGTCGGTGGGATTCTGTTGAGGGTTACAAAAACTGGAGGTCGTTATTCAATGAGAATTGGATTAGACCGATGGAAATTGATAAACCAAATAAAAGACATAAATTTCACTTTGAAACAAACTTTGCATATTGGTAAAATATGATTCCCATTACTAAAACAAGACTCCCCTCTTTAGATAGATATATCGATCTCCTAAAACGGGTTTGGGATAACGGAATCGTTACCAATGGGGGCGAACTTGTAAATGAACTTGAAGCAAAGCTGTGCGATGTTCTTGACGTTGACCACACTTCTCTAGTTAATAATGGCACCATAGGATTAATGCTTGCTTTACGTGCATTAGGAGACCCGAAGGGAAAGAACATTATCACAACCCCCTTCACATATGTAGCAACCACGAATGCAATTACCTGGGCAGGGTTTGAAACAAAGTTTGTAGACATTGATCCTACGACGTTTAATATTAATCCTAACTTAATTGAAACGGCTATCGATGAAAACACTGTGGGAATATTGCCTGTACATGTTTACGGGTTGCCATGTGATCCTGCAATTCAAATTATCGCCAAAAAATATAACTTAAGTGTGATTTATGATGCCTCGCATAGCTTTGGAGTCTACTATGAATCACCTTATTCAAGTTTTTTAGATTTGGGTGACTATAATGTTATCAGCCTTCATGCAACTAAAGTTTTAGGCACTGGGGAAGGTGGAGTCATAATTTCTAAAACAGCAGAGAATAAAGCGAAGATAGACTGTTTACGTGGGTTTGGATTGAAAGGTGAGATTATTGAAATGCCCGGAGGATTGAACGGAAAGATGTCCGAACTGCAAGCAGCTTTTGGTCTTGCATCTTTAGATATATTACATGATAATATTAATAAAAGAAAAGCTATCTATAAAAGATACAAACAAAAATTGAATCATGTTGTAAAGATTCATGATTTGGAGGGGCGAGGCGTTTCGATTAATTATTCATATTTTCCTATACTTGTGAATAATCCGAAAGAAGTTAAAGAATATTTAGCAGGCAAAGGTATTACAACGAGGAGATATTTCTATCCTTCTTTAGGTTCTGCCTGTCCCATATCTGAGCAAATATCATCTAAAGTATTATGTTTGCCTTTGTATCCTGAACTAACTTTAAAAGAAGTTGACTATATATGTAATGTGCTGTGTATGTTACAATTATCGAAAATGGGAATTTTATGACTAAAGTAATTTATGTAACGGGATGCTTGGGATTTATTGGGTATCACATTACCAAGCAATGTCTTGAAAAGGGCTGGCGAGTGAGGGGCATTGATACATGCACTTATGCTGCACATTTGCCCTTTCTTGATGACCTTAACAAGCATAAAAATTTTGTCTTTGAGAAAAAAGACATAAATGATTTGGAAAAACTTTACGATTGTGATTATGTTATCAACACTGCTGCTGAGACACATGTTGATAACAGTATAGTCAGTTCAGATGTTTTTTTAAATAGTAACATAAAGGGTGTTCATCATCTACTAGAGATGATTAAAGATAAAACACCATATAGGAGACCCACATTGCTTCATTTTAGTACGGATGAAGTGTATGGAGATATAGAAACAGGGTTTCATAAAGAAACAGATTTGCTTGTACCAAGCAACCCATATTCAGCTACAAAAGCTGCTGCTGATATGTTAATTTTGGCATGGGCAAGAACATATCAAGTTCCGTTTGTGATTGTCAGACCTACTAATAATTACGGTGAAGGTCAATATATTGAAAAACTTATTCCAAGATCATGTAAAAATTTAGTTCTTGGTAGACCCATATTGTTACATGATATGGGAGAACCAAGGAGAACATGGTTACATGTATCAGACACGGCAAATGCAATTATCACGATAATCGAGAAGGGTGTTAAGAACGAAATCTACAATATTTCTGGAAACTTTGAGGAAAAAAATATTGTAGTTGCTAAGAAAATTATCGATACATTCTTTAAAGTTAGAGTTAAGGATTATAACAAATACCTTGACTTTTCTGAAAAGCGTCCCGGACAAGATGTAAGGTACGCTATAGATGATTCAAAACTTAAGTCATTGGGGTGGCGACCTCAAGCATCCTTTGACAGAGAGTTACATAATATTGTTAAATGGTACAAAAAAAATTTTATTTGGTGATATATGAAAATTGTTTCTATTAGTTCGTATGGTACAAATCCTCGCTATATTGTGGGTGCTCATCAGCAGTATGAATTAGCCAAATTCTTTTATCCTGACTGGGAATTCAGAGCTTATGTTGATGATGCATCAAACTATAACATGCCTGGGGCAAAAGTAATTGAGGTTAAAGAAAAAACGCATGGTGTTTTTTGGCGGTTCGAACCTCTTTTTGAAAATGATGATAATGTTGTAATTGTAAGAGATGCAGACGGAAGGATTACATTTCGCGAGCAAATGGCGGTGCAACAATGGGTCAGCTCAAGTAAAAAGTTTCATACGTTTAGAGATCATGAAGCACATTATGAATTTCCAATCATTGCATGTGCTTTCGGATACAAAGGAAAGCTATCTAAAGAATTGCACGATATTATGTTGCAATTTTCTTCTAAAACAAACTACTATACAAATGATCAAGTGTATTTAAGAGATTTTGTTTATCCTGTTGTTGAACATGACATGATGCTTCATAGCATGCACGAGGGGTGGTTTCGCGAAACAAGAAAGCAACTAAAAAACAGATTTTCATTTTGCGGTAATGGATATGATGAATTTAATATGCCACTATATCCTCCCACAATGGAAGAAATGGTAGGGTTCGATACGTCTAAATTATCTAAAGTATATAGATTTGACAAGGGTTTGCTATGAAGTCGTTTTTTATATTGCCGATACATAACAAACAAGATTTAATTATTCAAGTGTTAGACGGTATCGTGAACTCTTGTGAGGGCGATTATCACGTAGTTGCTATCCTAGACGGATGCAAAGATCTATCAAAAGAAAAGTTGCTTGATTTTGTAACGAAAAATAATTTAGAAAACAAGTTTACAATTTCATTCATGGATGATGTGCATGAGATCACTTGTCTCAATCATGGGTTGACAAAAATTAGACTAATGAACCCCGATCCCGACGATCTTATTTTTACTGTTCAAGATGATGTGATATTACAAGAGCCTAGTATCGATAAAAAATTCAATTACTTATTCTCACAAGAACAAAACCTTGGGTATGTAAGTATGCGATTAGGTTGTGAGATCGTGAACTTGCAATATACAATAGGTGAAAGAAACTATGTTGAGTCTGAATATGGACATTGGAAACAACTTGGGTTGAATCATTTTTATTGTTCCTCTCAAAACGAATTAATTAAAACCCAAATAGCCATTCGAAGCCCCACATGTGTACTGTGGAATAGATATACAACAGTGGGCTTCTATGATGCTGCTCTTGCACCTTGTGGGTTTGATTGCCATGATTTTAGTTTACGAATGCTACAAAATAATTATCAAAACGCTGTTTATACACTAAAATATAAAAGTGACCTTTCCTGGGGAGGAATGAGAACAAACGTTGAATCCCATGTAAATTCTAGATATGAAGAAATTTATGAAAGAAATAGAAGATACTTGGCTTTAAAACATAAAAATTTTTTGAGCAAACTATGAATCCATTAGTGACTATTGTTACCGCAACCACCTGTACAGATTATCTGAAAAAGAATTTAGATTCTGTGATTAACCAGACATATTCAAACATTCAACACCTTGTTGTTGTAGACGGGCAACAACATCTTAAAAAGTTAGATTGTAAAATTGCAGCAGATACAATCATTATTCCTTACGCTACAGGCACCGACCAATACAACGGTCATCGAATTTATGCGGCTGCAACTTATCTAGCAAAGGGTGACTTCATCATGTACCTGGATGAGGATAATTGGTTGGAACCCAATCATGTAGAAAGTTTAGTAAATCTTTTACGTGATACCCCGAATGCTTTTGCATGTTCACTTCGTAAGATCACTGATATGGATGGAAACTTTATTTGCAATGACGATTGTGAGAGCTTGGGCAATTGGAAGTCAATCATTGATGATTACTTTGTTGATGTAAATTGCTTTTTTCTACCAAAGCGAGTGGCTTTACAATTAACACCGTTATGGTATCGTCGTGCAAGGCATCCGGAAGATCAACCAGAAGTAGATCGAGCATTGACATTTGTTTTAAGAAATAATAAAATAGAATGCTTGGTATCAGGTGAGTACACCGTAAACTATAGAGCAGGTAACCGTGCTGATTCAGTTCAAGCACATTTTTTTATGAGGGGTAATGAAATCATGCATCAAAAATATAATGGAGATTTCCCATGGCGCAAGAAATAAAATATAAGTTTAATGAACCTGAACTTGTTCAGGAACTGAAGGCATACATTGATGGGACCTATGTAGAACACTATGCACAAGGACGAATTCAAACGACTGAGTTCATCCAAAGTAATGGTGGGGGTATTGAGTTTACAAGAGGAAACATCATCAAGTATGCTCAAAGGTATGGTAAAAAGGATGGACGAAACCGAAAGGACATATTGAAAGTCCTTCATTATGCGATTATAATGCTTCACACACATGACATTGAAACCGAACAGGAGAACCTAGATAATGAAAATCAGCCAAGAGACTATAAATATTCTGAAGAATTTCTCAACGATCAATACGAACATACTCCTTCGAACAGGTAACACACTCGCGACAATTAATGCACCTAAGTCGATCTTTGCAAAAACGACTGTTGCAGAAACTTTTCCTCGCGAGGTTGCGATTTATGATCTGAACTCGCTTCTTCAGCTTCTTACCTTTGCGGAAGATCAAGAGATTGACTTTGGAGAAAAGTCAATGAAGATCACAAACGATGTGGGCACCTTTGAATACTTCTATTGTGAACCTTCCTTGATTGTTGCAGCACCTAACAAAAGTGTTGAAGTTGAATCTGTTTTTAGTTTTCGTTTGACAGCAAAAGACATTCAATCAATCACTAAAACAGCAGGTGTTCTTGCTGCGCCAACTATTTCTATCATCTCCAAGAATGGAAATGTTGTAATGAAGATTGGTGACAAGAAGAATGCATCAGCAAACAACTTCAACAAATCTATCGGTACCTCTGATGTTGACTTTGAGTGTAACATCTCATCTGAAAACTTTAAGTTGATGCCATTGGATTATGATTGCGTCCTCTCAAAAAAGCAGTTTTGTCAATTCAAAGCTGTGACTTCTGAGTTGTCTTATTTGATTGCAATGGAACCTGGGTCAACAATATGATGAAACCTCTTTTTAAATATCGTAAAAACAACTTTTCCCAACACGGAGAAGATGGTATAATTGAAGAAATTTTAAATAGGTTGAAGATTTCTTCCAGTTCAGAATGTTGGGCTGTTGATGTTGGTGCTTGGGATGGGAAACATTTAAGCAATTGCTTTTCATTGATACAGCAAGGTTGGCGAGGTGTGTTTATCGAAGGTGATCAAGCAAAATTTAATGACTTGCTTGAAACTGTAAAGCAACATCCGCAAATTGTTCCAATCCATGCTTATGTAGATCAATACAATACACAACCCAATTCATTGGATAACCTTTTTTCGAAAACTAATCTACCTAATGACTTTGAATTGTTGTCGATTGATATTGACTCATACGATTCAGATGTTTGGGAAACATTGGAAAACTATTCGGCAAAAATTGTTGTTATTGAAACAAATAGTAATCCAGGCCCTAAAGAAAAGTGGAGACATATCACACCGCCTGCAGGGGAAATCTCTCGAGGAACAACGTATGCAAGTATGTTAGAGGTAGGAGATAAAAAAGGTTACACACTTGTTGCTTATACAGGTAATTGTATTTTTGTTAGGAATGATTTGAAAGACTTGATTGGAAATACTGTATCAACTGAAGATATGTTTTATACAATGAATCAATATTGAGAAGGATCTAATTATATTATGAATGAAGTTAAAGCAGGTGAGTTTCTGTGGGTAGAGAAGTATCGTCCTCATAACCTTGAGGATTGTATTCTACCCACAGAACAAAAAGCAACTTTCCAAGAATTCATCGATAAAGGTGAAATTCAAAACATGCTTTTGTGTGGCGGAGCAGGCATGGGAAAGACAACTGTTGCTCGAGCTTTGTGTGAGGAACTTGGGACTGATTATCTGCTCATTAATGGTTCAGAAGAATCTGGTATCGATGTTCTTCGCACGAAGATCAAACAGTTTGCATCAACAGTTTCCTTCACAGGCAAGACAAAAGTCATTATTCTTGACGAAGCAGATTATCTGAATCCTAATTCGACTCAGCCAGCATTGCGAGGATTCATCGAAGAATTTTCAAAGAATTGTCGATTCATCTTCACTTGTAACTATAAAAATCGAATCATTTCACCTTTGCATTCTCGGTGTGCGGTGATTGAATTCAAATATACGAAAGCAGAAAAGCCAAAGATTGCTGCTAAGTTTATGAAACGAATTCAATTCATTCTGGAGAATGAGGGGATTGGATTTGATGAGAAGGTAATCGCTGCACTTCTGATGAAGTATTTTCCTGACTATCGTCGAATCATCAATGAACTACAAAGGTATGCAGCATCAGGTACGATTGATGAAGGTATTCTTGCAAAGGTTGGAGAAGCTAACACACAAGAATTGATTGCATCATTGAAGGCAAAAGATTGGAAACTGATGCGCCAATGGGTAGTCAATAACATCGATAACGACCCGCAAGGTATGTTTCGTAAGTTGTATGATGATCTAGTTCCGCTTGTCAATCAAGTTCCTGAGTTGGTTTTGATTCTTGCAGATTACCAATACAAATCAGCTTTTGTTGCCGACCATGAAATTAATCTTGTAGCTTGTTTGACGGAGATTATGGCTACGGTGAAATTTAAATGACAGAAGAATACAAAATTCCTTCTATCTCTCCGTTTGATTTTGTAAATGCAATCGCAGAAAACAAAAAGGATCTAATCGTTGATGATTGGTCAGAGCGCCAGTACAATCCTTTTATTATAAATAAATCGTTAAGTTTTGGCGCGGATACGGTGATTCAAGCGAATGAAATGAATTCCAGACCTCACCTTGACAAAAGAATGCAGTTTGATTTTCTTCGTAGTATCATACCTGCGAAGAAAAGATACAACAAATGGTTAAAGGGAGAAAAGCTAGAAGCGATTGATATAGTTAAAGAGTATTATGGTTACAATACTGTAAAGGCACAAGACGTTGTCTCTATACTATCGCGTCAGCAAATTGATTCATTAAAACAAAAATTAAAAAAAGGTGGATTGAAAAATGGCTGAGAATATTTCATTTAACATTGATCTTGAAGGATATGTGCCTCTTGAGATCGCTTTGAAGGAAGCGGATGACTTCCTCAAAGTAAAAGAAACGCTGTCAAGAATTGGCGTAGCTTCGAAGAAAGACAAAACTTTATATCAATCATGTCACATTCTGCACAAACAAGGACGATACTTTCTAGTTCATTTCAAGGAACTTTTTGCTCTTGATGGCAAGTTTGCAGATATAACTGATAATGATCTACAAAGAAGAAATACTATTGCAAAGCTATTGCAAGATTGGGGCTTAATCTCTATAATTAACGCTCCATTGTTTGATGACCAAGCACCTCTATCACAAATTAAAGTTTTATCCTTTAAAGAAAAAGGTGATTGGAACATTCAAACAAAGTATAATTTGGGCAAAAAACCACGTAAGTCAAACTAGGAGAATCCTATGAGCAATCAAGTTAATATTTCTTTGACAGTTGAACAACTAAACTTTGTTCTATCATGCGTTGCAAAAACTCCCTATGAGGTTTCTGCTGGGCTGATCAATCAGATCATGGGACAAGCACAACCACAAATTGCGGCAATGCCTGCACCAGAAGAAACACCTGCAGAGGGTGAGGAAATTAGTTCACAAGAAGCACAAGTTTTGCAGTGATCTTGCATATATAATATATCCTCGGGATGGGGAACTAGGCTGGCACCCTAGTCAAATCTGCCACCTATGCCTTCGGGGTAGGACTTTTAAACTCGCTGAAAAGGAGAAAACAATGAGTTATATGCTATCAAATCTAATGCCAAAAGATTTTCAAAAATTGTTCGTCGGGTTCGATGACCAATACAATCGCATGGCAAAACTTCATGATGAACTCACTAAGGGGATTCCCAACTATCCTCCATTCAATATCAAGAAAGTGAAAGAAGATCATTATGTTATTGAAATCGCTGTCGCCGGTTTCAGTAAATCTGAAATTGATGTTGAGCTTGCAGAGGGTAAACTTATCGTAAAGGGTAATTCCTCAGAAGACAATGATACTGCTCTGACCAGTTGGATTCACAAAGGCATCGCCGACCGTAGCTTCACTCGCACCTTCCTTGTAAATGACCAAATTGAAGTCAAAGGTGCAGAGATGATTAACGGTATGCTTCGTATCTTCCTTGATCAAATTATTCCTGAGCATAAAAAGCCGAAGAAAATTGAAGTCAAAGAGAAGGGCGAGAAGCCAGCCAAGCAACTTTTAACAGAAGACACTAATCTGTAAAAGTTAACGGGGGCTTGACACGCCCCCCTGTGTATCTGTATGATGCATATATTGGAAGTGTGGCAGAGTCTGGTTTATTGCACTAGTCTTGAAAACTAGCGATCCTGCGAAGGGTCCGTGAGTTCGAATCTCACCGCTTCCACCAATTTCGGAAAGATGCCTGAGAGGCCTAAAGGAGCGGTTTGCTAAACCGTCGATTCGCGAAAGCGGGTCCGTGGGTTCGAATCCCACTCTTTCCACCACGTTGCAAGAAAACAACAAAAATAAAAAGTTCAAAAACTGCTTTACAACCCAAGATTTCGCATATATAATTAACCTGTTGAATGAATGAACGGTAGGTAGCACTGGTGTGCGGCGGGGTCTTATAAACCCTGGAGATCGGTCAGATGGGCTGAAACGGAAGGGTTCGAATCCCTTACCTACTACCAGAATCTAAAGACCTCTCTAAGTCGTCAGTGAATTCTGATGCATGAGGCGAATAGGGAAAGGCGCTGGACAGTTGGGCGCCACGCTACAGAGCGCGGTGGGGCTTGTAGCAAGGACAAAGGTCCTAAATTGTACTTTAAAAATTTGCTTGCATTGCCCCGGTGACGGAATTGGTATACGTGTTGGTCTTAGAAGCCAAATTTTGAGAGTTCGAGTCTCTCCTGGGGCACCATATTGAAGCATACTAAATCGAAAGCATTCTCAGAACAGATGTGACTGTCTGGTGAGCATGCAGGTAGAGAGGTGTAAAAAGCCCCCGCTTGTCACGGTTACCTCAAGTGTGTTTCAATATGGTGCAGGAAGCTGTGTAGGCTTCACTGATGAGAGCGGGCTTAATTAACCTGTGTTAGTCAGTGCTAGGGAAATTGCGCTACTCGATTGCGAAGCCGCTTACATGCCGAGTTCGAGTCTCGGACCATATTGAAACACATTTACACTGCGGCGTTCTGTCCATCCCTGCTTCGAAACAGGATATCGCCAAGCATTTCAAGCCCCGGTCGCTCCGGTCTGATGCCTAAAAAAGAGATGGTCGAGTGTGTTTCAATATGGTATCAAACAGGAAGTAACCGTGAGCCCCAGAGGTGAGGTTGCAGACTAAAGACCAACTTCGACCGCGTAGATAGTCCGGACTATCGTTTGAAACGGAAGATGCGTCCATCCCCTGCCCTGTTTGACCATATTGAAACACATTACAGGCCGTGTAGTTGGCGGTGGTAGCCCAACGAAGGATGCTTCTCCTACCAAGAAGTTTATAGTGTGT